ACAGGTGATCCTGCAATTATTGGTGTAGCATGCTCTATTGCTGCAGATATTACTAATGGTAGATATAATTTATTAAAATGGGATAGACAAGAACAAGTTTATTACCCGATAGAAATTAACTTGTTTGAAAAAGGTAAAGTAGAAGAAAATTAATTTCTCCTATATCTTGACATATTAATAAAAAGGAACTATAATTAGTTCCATGAGTAAAATAGAAAGAAAGTTAACAACTAATAGAAAGAAAAAAATATGAATATAAACTTTGAACAAGACCAAACAGAGTCTATCACACAAGTTAATGATGCTAAATCTTTATCTGATCAAGTTCTTAAATTAAAAAGTCTTGAAGATAAAATTGTTTTAACAGAAGCAGCTTTAAAAAAATTACAAGAAGAAGCAGATATTCTTTCTGGTGATGTCATTCCTACAATGATGCAAGAAATGAATATCTCAACATTGAAATTAGCAGATGGTTCCGCTGTAGAAGTGAAACCCATCTACGGTGCTTCTATTTCCGCTGAGAGGAAAGAAGAAGCATTTAACTGGCTTCGTACAAACGGCCTAGGTGATCTTATTAAAAATGAGGTTACCGTTTCTTTTGGTCGCAACGAAGATAACAAGGCAATTGCTTATGCAAACCTTGCGGCAGAGCGTGGATATCAACCTTCCCAGAAATTAAAGGTTGAACCAATGACTCTCAAAGCATTGGTCAGAGAGCGTATCGAAGCTGGGAAAGATATGCCCTCTGATCTATTTAACGTGTTCGCAGGAAACAGAACCAAAATAATAAGGAAATAAACATGAACAAAGCACAAAGTACAATGGACCAAGGAACAAAAAAGTCCAACGCAGTAGCTGAGAAAATAGCTGCGGGAGCTTTAGCTGTAAGCATTTTTGAAGATGATGCAGATAAAGGTCTAGGTAATATAGGTCATGAAGATTTAGCATTACCTTTTCTTAAAATACTAGGACAACTATCTCCAGAAGTTAATAAAAGAGATGGTAAATACGTTCAAGGTGCAGAGCCTGGAATGATTTACAATTCTGTAACTGGAGAATTATTTGATGGTGAAAAAGGAATCAACGTTCTACCATGTCATTACAAATTAGAATACATTGAATGGCAAGATAGAGGAGAAGGTTCCGGTGCTCCAGTTGGAATACACTCTTCATCAAGTGATGTAATGACTAAGACAAAAAGAGATGCTTCTTTTAAAGACAGATTACCAAATGGTAATTATGTTGAAAAAACTGCAAGTCATTTCTTAATCGTTTGTGGTCAAACTCCAACTACTGCTTTACTTGCTATGAAATCTACGCAATTAAAGATTAGTAGAAAATGGAATAGTATGATGGCTGGTATTAAGATGAAGGGTAAAAATGGTTTATTTACTCCAGCATCTTTTAGTCACATATACAAATTAAGAACTGTTCAACAATCTAATGATAAAGGCACATGGTTTGGTTGGGAAGTTAATAAAGTAGGTCCTGTTGAGGATGCTGCTTTATATCAACAAGCTAAAGCATTTGCTGAAAGTGTTTCTAAAGGAGACGTAAAAGTGAAACACGGTGAGACTAACGGATCTGATAAAGGATCTGAAGCTCATTTCTAATTCCTTTCGTTGATATGTGGGCAAGCAATTGCCCACATTAAATAATTATAGAGGGCTAAATGGAAAGAAAGTTTATAGAATATTTTACTGGGTTACAAAGAAATTTTGGTTTTGCAGATTTAACTAAGAATATAAAAGATCCTACCACAGGTAAATTAAAACCAGAATATGGTTGGTCAAAACAACCTATAACTGATGAGGATTATTTAGATCATTTAAAAGGAAACAAATCTATAGGTATTCAACCATGTAATGATGAAGGCATGGCTAGGTTTGGTGCTATAGATATTGATTCTAAAGATTATAAAGATTTTTCAATTAAAAAATATTTGGACATCATAAAACAATATGACCTTCCTTTAATACCTATTAAATCTAAAAGTGGTGGATTACATCTTTATGTATTTTTAAAAGAGCCGGTTAAGGCATTAATCATTAAAAAATTTTTAGAAAGTTTATTATTTACATTGCAACTTCCATTGAGAATAGAAATATTTCCTAAGCAGACAGAATTAGGTAAAGATTCAGAAGGTAATTTTATTAATGGTAATTTTATTAATCTTCCTTACTACAATAAGTCTGAAAGAATAGCAGTTAACTTTGATGGTAAAGCATTTACATTTGATCAATTCATACAAGTCATAGAAGCAAATTTAAAAACTGAAAAAGAATTAGAAGAGTTTTCATTAGCCCACGTGAAAACTGTACTACAGGGAGGCCCATCCGAGTTTGATGATGGTCCTCCTTGTCTACAGATGATGACAAAAAATGAATTAGATGATGGTAGAGATAGATGGCTTTATAATTACATGGTATTTGCAAAAAAGAAATATCAAGATAAGTGGGAAGAAATGGTTATAGATGCTCCTAAAAAATATTTTTTAAAAGATTCTAATGGATTAGTTATAGATGATTGGGGTGAAAAAAAAGTAAGAGATAAAATTAGATCTTGGAAAAAAGATTCTACTAAAGGTTATACATGTACTCAAGAACCTATTGCAAATTTCTGTATGAAATCGGAATGTGCTAAAAGAAAGTATGGATTTTTATCTGATAGAAAAGTATTATTTCCTAAACTATCTAGCCTGGTTAAAATTAAATATCCTGAACCAGAATATACTTTTAACGTAGAATTACCAAATGGTGATTCTAAAAGTGTTAAAGCAAGAAATATTAAACAAATAGTTTTACAAGAAGAGATAAGATCTATTATTGCAGCAGCAGCTGATTTTGTTCCTCCAAAAGTAAAATCAAATGAATTTCAAGAAGTACTAGATAATTTGTTTCCTCCAAAAGAAGAATTATTACCACCTAAAGGAACTACACCAGATGAACAACTACGAGAATATTTAAAGGAATATGTTAATGGACCACAAGCTAAGTCTAATTCAGCATTTAAAACAGGATCTGTATTAATAGAAGGTGACCATGCTTATTTCAAATATCAAAGTTTTTATAACTCTTTAAAAGGTAAGGATTGGAAAGAAGATAAATCTAAAACTGCAGAGAAGATAATACAGATATGTGGTGGTAAAGATAAAGCAAAGATTAATATACCCAAAAGATTTCCTAAAAAACCAGGTGAAAAAGAATCACATGATCCAATTGATGTAATACAGATATGTATAGATGAGTTTAAAATAAAACCAAGTAAAATAGAAGTATTACCTATTAAATCTAAGAAAGATATATTCTAATGATTAGAAAGGTATTGGGTCCTCCAGGAACAGGTAAAACAAGAAGATTATTAAATGAAGTAGATAATTATTTAAAAAAGGGAGTACCTTTGAATAAAATAGGTTATTTCGCATTTACAAGAAAGGCAGCTAATGAAGCAAGAGAAAGATTTTTAAATTTAAATAAAGATATAATAAGAACAGATGCTAAATTTTTTCAAACGTTACATTCTTTAGCTTTTCATACATTAGGTATGAGTGAAGACAATGTCATGCAACCAGTTCATTATGAACAGATAGGTAAAGAATTAAGTATACGAGTTAAATACACAAATGATTCTGAAGAAAATTGTTATATGAACTGTGATAATGAGTATTTCAAATTAATTAACAAATCACGAGTTAAATGTATTTCTATTGAAGATGAGTTTAATACTAATGAATGGAGTAGGGATATAGATTTAGATACGTTAAATCATATTAATCTAAACCTTATAAATTATAAGAAAGCTTATAACTTAGATGATTATACAGATATGATTGAAAAATTTGTTCTCAATTCAGATAAATGTCCATTATTTGAAGTTATATTTATTGATGAGGCTCAAGACTTATCACCTATACAATGGAAGATGTTTGATGTGTTAAAATCAAAATCTAAAGATATATTTTTAGCAGGAGATGATGACCAGGCTATATTTGCATGGGCTGGCGCTGATGTTAATAGATTTATAGATGAACCAGCAGAAGAAGAAGTATTACAACAATCTGAACGTATACCATTAGCTATTCAAGAATTATCTGATACAATATTAAATAGAATACAGGGTAAAAGAAAAGAAAAGATATACCATGCAAAAAAAGACAAAGATGGAAATGTAGTTCAGGGTAAAGTAGATACTATATTTGATATAGACAATTTAGATTTGACAAAAGATAAATGGTTAATATTAACTAGAACAACTTATAGATCAGATGAGATATCCGATTTATTAAAAGAAAAGAAATTATATTTTAAAAATAGATATGGAAAAAGTATAGATCATAAACTTTACAAATCAGTTCTTAAATGGACTGAATTAACAAAAGGAAAAGAAATATCTGTTGCGGATTGTAAAGATATATATGAATATTTAGATGATACTTTTAATGAGAAAAAGTTTGAAAACAAAAGTTCTATCAGAATTGAAGACTTAGGTTTTACTCCCGGAGTAACTTGGTTTGATGCATTTACAAATCTAGATCAAGAAAAAGAATTATACATTAGAACATTATTAACTAATGGTGAGAAATTATCTGAAGAACCAAGAATAGAAGTATCAACCATCCATGCAGCAAAAGGTGGTGAATGTAGAAATGTTATTCTTGTTTTGGATAATGCAAGGAAGATAAGACAATCTATAGAAGAAAGTATAGATAAACAGGATGAAGAACATAGGGTTTGGTATGTTGGTGTAACAAGATCTATGGAAAATCTTTATATATTAAAATCAAAAAAAGAATGGAAAGGTTATCAGTTATGAGTAATAAAACATTTTATAAACAAATAGGAGGTCAGCATTATAAGAAATATGAAATACAACCTTCTTTATTTATCAATAAAAATAAGATACTATTTGCAGAAGGCAATGCAATTAAATATATTTGCAGACACCAAGATAAAGGAAAAAAACAGGATTTGTTAAAAGCAATCCATTATATAGAAATGATTATTGAAAGAGATTACAATGATAAATCATGAAGAAAGTTTAATTTATGACATGGGTTTTATAACATGTATTTGTATATTTACTTTTTTATTAACTTAAAAAGAAAGGAAATGAAATGAAAGTACCACTATTTGAAGCACAAAGAGAATGGGTTGAACCGGAAGAATTTCCAGATCTACGATCTTATGATGAGATTGCAGTAGACTTAGAGACAAGAGATCCTGATTTAAAAAAGAAAGGATCTGGTTCTGTTATAGGCAATGGAGAAGTAATTGGTATCGCTGTTGCTGTACCAGGAAGATCTTTTTATTTTCCCATAGCCCATGGCTCAGGGCCCAACATGGATAAGAAAAAAGTATTAGAGTGGTTTAAAGATACTATGGCTACTCCTGCTTTAAAAATATTTCATAATGCAATGTATGACGTATGTTGGATTAGACAAATGGGTATTAAAATAAATGGTTTAGTTGTTGATACTATGATTGCAGCATCATTAATTGATGAAAATAGATTTCAATATAATTTAAACACTTTGTCTTGGGATTATCTTGGTTATGGTAAAAGTGAAG